CATACAAATGCTGATATATCCCCAACTTAGGATCTGTTGTGTCTACCGTTACAATAATCTCTACATCTACATTACCGGCCTTACTTAGCCATTCTGTAGCATTAGCAAACGACTGTTCTGGGCGTCCGCGTGATGGATGAATTAAGGATATCATTTTATAAATAGGTTACTTTAATTCTTTCGTTCTGACAGAAAATTGCGAACAAACGCTCAAGCAAAAAGGGGATCATGGGATAATAGGGTACACCAATTGCCTTACTCAAATACTCCGAATCTGCCGCATTTCTTTTATTTAGATTACTGTAATTAGAGTTACGCCAGCAATCAGCGTCATCCCTCATAATTTCTATCGCGGGAATAAGGTATTCTATTACGTACCGCTTATAAATACTTGACTCTGCGCTGAAATGATTCTGGTATATGGGGTATTTTACTTCCGACGGCATGGGTTTTAGCATCATTCCCAATATTCTCTTCAATGTTTCCTTAAAACCCTTATGATACATGTCCGCAGCATTTAAAAACTGATGTTTTTTAGTGTTACACGTGAAACTTAACACGTCATAACTACTTTCAAGTACCTCCATCGTCAGTTTTCGAGGCATACACACGTTCCATTTTGACTTTTCACGTAGTTTCCAACTACAAACGCTTATTTTATCTGCCTCCGAGGCCAAAACCAACTCCCTGATAACCGAATTTTCAAAGAAAGGGGTAAGCGTGTTGTTAAAATGTATCTTAGCAAAAGGATAGCACGCCTCTTTTTGCTCTTCTTTGTATACAATCTGATAAAAATCTACTTGGTTAGCCATTCGTAAACCGCACGATAACAAGATCCACACGAACCACGACGTAAGGTCCGCTTAGGGTTTGATTGGTTGAACTGCTGGAAAGCTTCTTCCCATGCGTGTGTTCGGTGCTCCCTGACTCCACCACCGGCATCTATCGCAGCCTTTAATTCTGCCTTTGTCATAACCAAAGCTATTTAAATATATTTAAATGACCAACAAAAAAGCCCTGGATTTCTCCAAGGCTCTCTATTTTCGTTTAGGTTAATGCCTACACTGTCATGGCGTCAAGGGCTGCAAGTGTTGCCGCATCTGATCCACCTATTAACAACCGCTTTGGCAAGTATCTTTCAACACCTGTCAGAACCAGCGTTACGAACGTTGAATCAGTCCCTTGTCTTCCGCTTCCGCCTGTTGTGCCGTCACCAGCACTAAGACCGTTTTCCGCTCCCCATATTTGGTATTCGCCAGCATTAGAACGTGTTATAACAACAAGTTCAGATACGCTTGCATCCTCTATAACCTTGTCAGTGGCCGGAGTTGATGAAGGAAGTCTAAGCGTTACAGTCTGTGAGTACGACACGTTTCCGCCGTCTCCTAACTGCTCAGCCCAAACCGCTTCATGAGAAAACTTTGTGCTTTCAAATTCATATAAACCTACGTACGTGTTAAGCTCTAAGCTCGTGACGTACTCGGCTAGTGTAACATCGATTGGAACCCTAAAGTCGTCTTTATTGGTAACCCAAACAGTCCTATACAGACCGCCTGGCTTACGCAGGGCTGAACAATCAATACCAATACCAGCACTTATACCGCAATCTAATGGCATGCTGTTTATTATTTATTTAGCCCATGAAATCAAATCGCAAAGCACATACTGATAGCCAAATCTCATTTCACCTTGGATTAAGGTTTCCTTCGTACGGCAGTCGTAGCACATTTCGAGTTTGTTGAGATCCGCTGAATTCTCAACCCCCATGATGTGGTTGTTCTTTGCAGTATACACCGCAAAGTGACGGATTACATCATAGTATGGATTGGTTGTGTCGCTCTCAAGCGCTTCATCCAAGATCCAAAGCGGGATAAGTTCTACGCCGCGATACAGAAGTCTGTCGCCTAGTCCATTTTGACCGGCTACCCATGCGCCTTCTACGCAACAATCGTTAATGATTGAGTCGTAGTAGTTTTCCCACATTGAACCGCTAACCCAAATAGCTTTCTGGTTAGCTGGCAATTGCTTCAACAGTGTGCTTGAGTTGCCCCAAAGGAGTCTGAATGTATCGCGTGCCTGGTTTGTTGCCAGAACGGAGTTATGTTGATTAGGCAATGAGTTGTCGATCGGCTCTACGCAATACGACCCCGCGCCGTCAAAGAATGCTGTAAACACCCCGTCTATAGCGCTGTAGATGTTGGTTGAACCTGACCCCAATGAGTTGTTTCCAAGGAACATTACCTTGAAAATATCGCGTCTCATCGCGTCTGTGATGTTGGTGAAAATCTTTGTGCGCAGTGTGCCGCCCAGTTCATAACCAGAAAGACCGTCACCGATCAAATCTGAATCTGAAAGCGCATTACAAATGGCAGCAAATTCTTTTTTACACCATGAAACGTTGACTTCGAAAGGCCCTGTTTCGATTTTACGATCCGTAATCGTTCCCGATTGTGTGTATGTCGGCGCGCAATCCGCAGTGCCTTTTGTTAGGACACTGGTGAGCGGTTGCATGATGTTCACATACTCACCGCATCGAATACCCTGTCGTATGTCGAATAGGCTGCTAAGCGAAGGCGTGTTCACCGTAGCCGGGTCGAGCAAATCAGTAGTTAATTTGCCTGGATAAGTATACGTCAAATTAGGCGTATACATGGAGTTCATAAATTTCTTTTCCATCTTATTTAACGCGGTTACGGGTTCTCAAAATTTTAAGCGCTTCTTCACCCATTGGGTCATATTCTTGCGCAGGGTTATCGAAGTTCACAAAGGATGGACCTTTTCCAATCTTTGGAATTTCCCCAATAGTCTTTGACATTTCAGACTCAAGTTTTTTGAATCTGTTTTCAAATTTAGCCGTAACAGCTTCTTCCGTTTTGGCTGCAATTTCATTTGCTTTTGCTTCTGCGGCCGCTTGTCCTGCCTTTGCCGCTGCAAGTTGTTCCTCTAGTTCTTTAATCTTGCTCATGTCTTCTTCTTTGTTTTCGGCTTCGGCCGGTGCTTCAGATACTTGTGTTATCGTTGACCCTTCGCCAACGGTGATTACCTTTCCGGATGATAGCGTGTATTCTCCTGGTGCGAGTGGTTCCCCTGATTGGGTTACGATTGGTTTATCAGTCCAATCACCATCTTCGCTCATGACAACTACTACAGTTCCATCCTCTAAGGTCTCCGTAAATTCATTCTTGAAGCTTTTGTTTTTGAAAAGCCTCGTAAAGGCTGATTTTAGCCATCCCTCGTTTTTTTCCATTTTCAGATTTTTTAAATCGATTTTCGCTACGGCCTTAATGGCGTCTTGTACGTCATCAACAAATCCATATTGCAGGGCTTGTTCAGGAGTTAGCCAAGTCTCGTTGTCGTACAACTTACTTAGCTCTTCTTGTGAAATTGCTTTCCCGTTACGGGCAGCGCGGCGTCCGGACACATCAAGCAATAATGATTTTATTTTTTCCAGCTGTGAAGCGGCATTCATTAAGTCTTTGGAATCACCCTTAAGATCAGTGATGTAAGGGTTATGAATCATAAACTCTGAGGTTCTGTTCATCAAGATATTTTCACCTGCAAATGCTATCAATGTCGCAATAGAAGCGGTCACCCCCTCAATATGCGTGGTGATTTTCTTGCCTGTGTTTTTAAGGAGATTGTAAATACCAAATCCCTCAAAGACATCCCCACCGGGGGATATTAAATGAAGGATGTATTCAGATTTATTGGGCTCAAGTTGAGATTGAACGTTACGAACGGAAACCTGTCCCATCCCACGTCCTATCTCTCCGTATATAAAAATATGCCCAATCATGGACACTAATCTATATAAGAGAAATTTAAAGAGTTTGTATTAAATTTTAGCAATAGTCTCGATCATGAGACGAACGGTACTCTTATGGATGTTTTTTTGATCGGATATGATGTAGTAAATTTCCTCTTTGGATCTACAGGTTTCCTTTAGTTTAAGATACATACTGTAAACCTCTTCATACGCTGGCCACTTTGAAGACAGCACGCCGTCTTTTACCATTTGGTTGATGGTGTCTTGTGATACTCCGTACTTATTGGATAGCTTCATTTTCTTGATATTCTTTCTCTAGCCTCTACGCGTTTAGCCACGGTTACAAATTCCCGAACATCTATCAACGGAGCCGGCATGCTCTTCAATGCATTCGCTAAAATCAAGCTCTGCTGAGCCTCTGCTATCCCTGCATTCGTTACAAATCCACCGTCTGCGTAACCTGTGCGCATACGCTCAAGGGCCACCAGGTGTGGACGTGCTGCTGGTGATTCAACAATGGCTTTTGGTGTAACATATTCACCTTTGTGGACAACTCCTGCCGGATCGTATTTACCGCCATATCCCGTGTATCCTCCTTCCGCAAACCCGTCCAAGTAATTCTTAGCTGTAGCGATGTTTGCGATAATACGGGCAAGACCCGCAATAAATTGAGCTATCCCCGCACCGCCAAATGTTACCGAGTTTAAAGGGTTGTTCTCAGAATTGGCTGTTAATGAACCAATGGCTTCCGCCGTATCTATGCCCAGTGAGATAAGTGCAAAAGTCTTTTGTGCCTCTGATCCCTGTTCTAGTAGACCCATCGTGGCCCCAAAAAGATCGATCGAAGAGTTAAGGATGGCTTGATCGGATTTAGCTTTAGCCTCGGCGACCATTGAGGCGTTACGCATCCTTTCAATAGTGGCCCTTTCGTCCATCTTGGCGATGGCATCATTAAGGTACCTATTGGAATTTATCTCAAATTCAACCCGTCCCTCTATTAAGTCTCGAGCACGTTGTTCTGATTCCGGTGATGATTGCGGTGCTAGATCAGGTGAAGCCAACCCAAGTCCTTCAGAATCGATACCAGACGCGCGGGCCGTTGAACCTCCTGTTCTCCTGGCGTCAGCCTCAAGCCTGGCAAGCTCTACAAGCTGCTGACGCGCCTTCACGTTCTCGGTAAGCTTACCCGTAATTTCTTCCTCCTTGTCGGATATTTCAGCCGTTAATTGCGCAACTCTTAACTGTGCTTCCAGGTTATTGCTATAACCTACAGTAGACTCTTTAATTGCCGCAATTTGCGCTTTAATTACGGTTATTGTTCTTTGCGCAGACTGTTCTAGGATTGGATCTATGGTTTCTGCAGCACGCAATCTATCGGCGGTGGCGGCTTCTTCGTCGTCCCTAATTCTTCGCAATAATTCAGCACGCCTTTCGTCTTCTTTACCGAATCCCGCGGCGAACGCCCTGGATATTTCCAGGAACCTCAACCGCTGTACTTCAGTGGCCTTAACCGCTGCAGTGGCAGCTTCCGATATACCAAAGAAATAAGCGCTGATAGCAATAGAGGATTTGGACAATAATCCTATCTCTTCATTATCTAAAGTAGCGGCGTCACCCACCTTTTCGAATGACTGCTGGAAAGCTATACCTAATTGATCTTGAGCAAAGGCAAGATCTAAAGCGCCCTTTGTGCTTTTGGAATATGCCGTAAATAACGCAGTGGCAATCCCTACCGCTGCAGTGGCAGGAGTGGCAAATGCTGTTAGCTTACCGGTTAGATCCCCAACAGATACGCCAGCAACATTAATACTCTTAGCTGCGTCACCTAATTTATCGGGATAATTCCCAATTTGGTCTTTAAATAACCCGGCAGACTTAGACGTTTTAGTTATCTGACTGTTTAACTCAGTAAGTTCCTTTTGTAATTCATCGGCTCGCTTTGCCCCTTGCGCAGTCTTGGTATTTAGATTATCGTACTCCCTGGTAAGGGCGGCGATACGATATTTAATTGCGTTACGACTGTTGGACTCCGTTTCAATAAGCTTATTTAAGGTCCGCTTCTGATCAGATTCCTTTTTTAAGCTGTTCTGTAGCCTGATGTTTTCTTTTACATATTGCGCCTGCTCTATTTCACCCTTCGCGTACTCTTTATTTAACTCACGCTGTTCATTCTTTAGATCTAATATGGCATTCTCCGTCCGTTCAAGATCTTTTACGGCCTTGCTTTGGTCTACCTCAAAGGAAAGTATCACAGTTTCGTTTATGTCTGCCATTTTACGGTAGCTTTATTAGTTC